CCCAACGAAGATTGCGCCACTGTCAAAAAATCGGCGCCCGGAATTTCCGCACCGAGGCGCGAACTATTTTCCAGCGCAGACGCGCTGTGAGTTTCTGTGGTCCGCGAAAAATTCGCGTCGTTTCCGAATTCGCCGCTGGCAACACGCGCCCCGAGCGCGGCGAGGGCTTGGGTTAGCTCCCCCCCCGCCCGTTGGTTGCATGCCCGGTGGGCCGGGCGTATGTCGGCGGTGCGTCCACCCAACGCCACGGGTTCGCCCACGTGGTCCAAGTCCCATGGGTCCCACGGTTGTACGTCTATTCCACAACGGGGGCAGGGTTGGGGTAATCGCTCTTGCCATCGTTGGCGTAATGCGCGCCATGTTTCGGTGGTTACTGCCCGCCCGTTTATCACCCGGTTTCGGTGATTGTTTCGGTGGTTGGTTTTTCGGGCGGCCACGTTCGGATAATCCTCCCCGATCAACCACGTGTCCATTGCTAGCCCAACGCTCCACGCGCGCGACTACACCAATCACCCAACGTACTTGGTGTGTCCCACGTTCTCTCCTTATTGGTCCCCTTTGTTCCTATGTGGGGCCAATGGTTGGCCCCACCCCGGGGCCAATGGTTGGCCCCACCCCGGGGCCACTCATTGGCCCCCCCCGTGGGGACCATGGTTGGCCCCACCCCGGGGTAGCAATTCATAGGCGGTGGACCCTCCGGGTTGTTGGGTGTGCACCGCTATTAGGCCGTGTTTATGTAGCTCCCGGATTGCGCGTTTAATCTCTTTCCGGCCGTATGCGTTGGGGCCCCATTCGTGGGGGCCGTATATCTCTATAGCTAATAGGCGGTGCCCACCCCAATAGATCCGGGCGGGCTTGTCCGCTTTGGGTTTATCCAACGCGTGGGCGGCCATGAGGATGAGCACCAACCGGGGACCGTGCGGCACCCGGTCCATGGCTGTGGCCCGGGCCGCCTCCACCACCAATTGGCCGCCCATCACGGGTCCCGCCGCTTCCATGTGGTGGCGCGCTCCACCTCTAACGCCCGGACCAACGCGCACCGGTCACACAACCCGGGCCGCTCGGCCCCCACCCATGTGCCGCAACTAGGGCAGCGGTCCGCCAGCTCACCCCGGGCGGCATGGGGTTGGAGGCTTGGTTTCCCCCCGCTGGTGACGCAATGCTCCCCGGGTTTCGCCCCGCATGTGTGACACGGGTAGGACTCCAACACCAACCGCCACGATGCGGCCGGCCCGGTCACGGCGGCACCAATGTTTCGGGTGGCCGTAGCATCCGGTCCGGGTAGTAGTAGACCCCCGAGCGGTGGCGGAACCGGGGGTGGTGTACCTCCCGCCCCCACGCCCACCCCATGATCCGGAACCGGTACCAACGGCCCACCACGTGGACGTAACGGTGGTTCTCGGGGTCCCCCTCATGAAACCCCAACTCCGGGTCCGGGTAGTTCCACGGGTCCCGGGTGCGGGCTTGGATATCGGGCGGGATATCCGGATCGTGAAAGGTGTTCACCCGGGGTTCCCACGGCATCCACGGGTATGCCTTGCACACCGCGCGGTGGCCGGCGGCCCCGTTGATTTCCCGCCACCCCATTTCCTGCCACGTCACTTCCTCCCGGGCGGCCCCCCATTTGTCGGGTAGCTCCCGGGATGCCTCCAACAACGCCATGGCGAACCCCAACGCTTCGGCCAGCTCGGTGCGCGATAGCTTCACGTCCCACCGATCCATGGCCGCTACGGGCGGGATTCGTTGCGGCGGAACACGGCCACGATGTGGGCCCGCTTCCCGGCATTGGCCCGCCCGGAGGTGGTCACCCATTTACCCCGCTGCCCGCACGCGCATTGCCATTGAAAGTAGAGCCCGTTCCGGTACACGTCCGCCCGGTGAACGATGGTTTCCACTATGTCCGGCATGGGGAACAGCTCTAGTTGCTCGCCCGGTGGGTCCAACCCGTCCCCGGTCATGGGGCCACCATGCCGGCCGCCGGGTAACCGGGATCTATGGGCCGTCCCCTACGGGGCACGTGGAGGGTTTCCAACGGCACTAGGTGTTTGGTGCCACGGACGATGGCGGCCACGGTCACACGCCCCCCGCGTGGACGCATGGCCACCACCGCCCGGGCTCCTGCCGATTCGGCCACGTCCAGAATGGCGGTCCGTTCGGCAGGGTCTATGCGGCCCGATATCTTGCACGCCACGAGACACGGGGTTTTGTCGTGGCGTAGGGCCACCAAATCGCACACCCCCAACGAGCCGGCGGAGCGGACCACAAACCACCCGTGTTCGGTGAGCGTGTCCCTAACCTGCCGCTCGAAATAATCGCCACGTTGCCGGTTAGTCATGGGCATGGCTACGCCCCCTCATCGGGCGGAGGTTCAGCGGGCCAGACATATGCGAGCCCGGTTTCCGGGTCATAGGAGTACGCTTCGCGGCCGCCTCGAAAGTCCTCTAGCCACGTGAGGACCGAACCCGCCTCCGGTCCGGTCATGTCGTTAGAGGATCCAATGGGGCGGCCGATCACGGCCGAGCACAACGCCAACCGCTCATCCCGGCCAGCTTGGGGGAACGCGGCACCCACGGCCGCGAATAATGCCCGCCGTTGTGGGTCCGTCATGGCGTCCCCGGGCTTATTCTCAGATTGGCCGGACCCGGTTGACGCTTCGGGGGACCCGTGGGGGGATTCCCCGGGCTTGTTCCCCATCGGGTCCGGCCCCTCACGTGGTGGCCGTGGTCTCCGTTGGATCGTGGGGGCCACCGGGGGACGGGGGTCATCCCCCGGTGGCGTGTTTCCCCGTGTGACTTTGGCGGCCCGTTGGGCTAATTGTCCGTCGTCGTCGTCATCGGTGACCACACCCGTCAGGCACCCCAACAGGTAGCGGCGGCCGTAGGTGAGGCTGGACCCAATCTCTTGTGGGGTCCGGCCGTTTATCGGCAGCTCGCCCGTGAGGTGTTGCCCGGAGGTGTGTAGGAGCATCCCCCGCAACACGGGCCCCCGGGTCTCACCTTTGGGCCCAACAGGTAGCGCGGTGAACGAAAGCCCATGCTTAGCCAACAACGGCATGACCACCGGGGCGATAGAGGCTAGATCCGCGTAGGTGTAGGAGTAATCCCGGCCCCGTTCGGTTTGGATCCGCGCGGTTTGTTTCTTCGGGATCACGGGGACTTCCGCTTGGAACGCGGCCAACGCCCCGGCCAGCTCATCCAATTCGGTCATGGCATGTCCGCCATCACGACACGTTCCCGGATGAGCAAATCCAAGAGCTGCATAGCGGCCCGTTCCGGGTGTTCCGCTTCCCGCCAAAGTTGCTCCGCGTACATGGGTTCGGTGGCTAGGTTCCGGGCCGCTTGGATCACCAACACGTGGTCCCGGGTCAACCATGGTTCATGGGGGTTGGTGCTCATCGGTCCACCGCCTCCCGCCAACGCTCATACCGGACCGTGTGGAAACGGGCTACCGGCATGCCCCGTTTCGTCATGCACGGCATGCCGGCCAACGCCCCGCAAAACTCACACTCGAAACGGAGGATGGCCTCCCACACCTCCGGGTCCGGGCCGTTCATGACGCCACCGCCGGCAGCTCTAACGGAGCGAACACCGATTGGGCCGGTTTCTCCGCTGCCCATTCGGCCACCGGGATCATGTGGCGGAACACGTCATATAGCCCCTCATCGGAGCGGACCGGAACCAAGCGGTAGCCATCGGGCCGGACATGGACCACCCCGGCCCGGTCCGTCCGGAACATGGGTTGGTCCCATAGCTCCGTGCCGTAGTCCACTTGAATGTGGGTGGCGTGGCGGTAGGTGGCTAGTTGCAAGGCATGCTCCGGGTACACCCCGGAGCCCGTCTTGTAGTCCAACACCCACGTGGCCCCGTCCCGGAGCTTGGCCACTAGGTCCACCGTCCCGGCCCACAAGTCAACTTCGTTGAATAGGGGCCGTTCCGCTGCCAGCGGCTCCACGTCCCATTCATCCATGAAAGCGGCGAGGTGGAGCGCGGAGCGCATTTCGTCTTCTGGCCACGGTTCGCCCGTGTCCGGGTCCCGGGGTGTGATCGGTTCCCCGCCCACAAGTTGGAGCGCGGCCCGGTGGATCCGGGTCCCCCGTTCGGCGGAGGCATTCCACACTTCCCGGTGGGCGTCCCGCGCGGCAAGGATCCAAGCGGACTCGCCCATGGCGTCCACCTCCCCGAAATGGTGGAGGGCCCACAACGCTGCCTCCCGGGCGGCCGCGTACGCCAAACCCGGTTTCTCCGAAGCCTTGCCAATGGTGGTGGTCACGTTGGGGACCCGCCGGCCATCCAACGCGTACCGGTGCCACCTCTCGTCATAGGTCAACCGGCTGGTCACCGGATCCCCTCCAAATCCTTGTCCGTGAGGGGGGTCCCGAGCTTCGGCCGCCCATCGTTGGGCGGTAGCTCCGGTTCCGGTTCCACGGTGTGCATGGCCACCACCCGGGCCACGTGTTCCGCGCTCATGTAATGGGCTTGGGCAATGGTGAGGTGGGGCCACTCCCGGTCAAGGATCCGCCTCCGGACCGTGGAGTGAGACACGTGGAGCATGGCCGCCACCTCCCCCACCGTGTAGTAGTCCGTAGGGACAAGCTCCCCGGTATCGGGGTTCAGGGTCGGGAACGAAACGGGCATGGCAACAAAGCCTCCCGAGAAGGGGGGAAGGGGGTAGGGGGCCCCGGCCCATACCCACGGCCCTAGCCACAGTCCTACGCCCGGACCCGCTGGACACGCCAGACACCCCCGCCGGTTTCTTTGGACGCCAATCCGGCCGCTCGAGAACCACCGAGAACCACCGGGAACCACCGGGAACCGCACCTGCCCATGCGTGGGTACCACGTATCAGTCATGTGCACGGATGGCCACATGAGGCATAGTCGGGTCTTGGGTTCCGCGTGGCGGGGGGCTACGCGGAACCACCAACGGTTAGGGGAACCACGCATGGAAAATGCTTTGGCGGAGCTGGTGTCCGCCCATTGTGAGAGGACCGGGGACACGCTGGCGGCGATAGCCCAACGTGGGGGGATGAGTCGCCAGACACTCTCCGGTCTCGTGAACCGGGACGGCCCGTTGTCCATGCCACGTCAACGCACGTTAGAAGCGTTGGCCCGTGGCTTGGGCGTATCGGTGGAGTTGGTCCGTCAAGTGGCGGCCGCCACCGCCTACGGGGAGGGGGAAGAGCCCCCAACTAGGAGGCTGGTGTCTGTCCTCATCGCTCACGCGGAAGAGCTGGACGACAATCAATTAGAGGTGGTGCTAGCCACGGTCCGGGCTCTCCGGAGGTATCCGGCCAACGCTTGACCCGACACACCCGGGCGGCCCCGTCAGTAGCAATGACGGGGCCGCCCGTCTATCTTGACGCTTAGCGGCCACCCCTAGGCAACCGGGCCGCTACCCCCACAACAACACTTCTCCGGGGAGGGACACCCACGTGAGACAGGCAAGACGCACCACCGAACCCGAGCTACGGGACGCGCCATCCTTTGCCCAATCGTTGACAGACAGGCAACTACATTGCCGGGAGCTTGGCCACGAATGGCGCGACCACACGGTGACGTGGGATACCCAAGCCCGCGTCTTTGACCGGGCCCTACGGTGCCGTAGTTGCGGCACTATCCGCCGGCAAGTGCTGGACCGCCGGGGGCACGTGATCCGGAACGGATACAACTACGGGCCGGGCTATCTGGCAACTAAGGTTCAGAACCGGGACGGACTCAACAACCGGGACGTGTTCCGGTTGGAGGCTTTGACCCGATGGCTAGAACACAACAACGTGAAAGCGGGCTAAGGGATGAGCCAAAGGATTGTCACGCTATGTGACGCACACCAAGCGGTGGAGGAAGACGTCCCCGGGGTGACGTGGGAAGTCACTATTAGCGAACCGGGACAGACACGCGCCACCACGTGGCAAGTGGATTTGTGCGAGGGCCACGGCAAGACGTTGGCGGACTTGGCCGTGATGCTTGGGGCCGTTGGCCGGGTCACGGACGGCCCTAGGCGGACCCGTAAGCCAGCGGCGGCCCGGGAGTCCACCCGAACCACGGCGGCCGCTCACACGGCCCCCCATGAGCCCCCAACGGCCGGTAACGGATCCTTGGTCCCGGTCCCGTGCCCGGTGGACGGGTGTGAGGCGGTCCCGCGTAATCGGGTCGCTCTTGCTAACCACCTCCGCGCCAACCATGACGGTATGACGATGGCCCGCGCGTATGGCCGCCCGGAACCGTATGAGTGCCCGGATTGCGATTTCAGGTCCGCCCGTCCCCAAGGGTTGGGGGCTCACCGGTCCGCCGCTCACGGTTACGCCCGGGCCGGGGAGTCTTTGGCGGGTTGACCAAGAGGCGGAGCGATTCCCGCCGCTCTTCGGTCAGCTCCGGGGCTTCCGCTGCCAGCTTTCGGGCCCGTTCCCGGTTGGCGGCCCGGTCTTCCTCACGCATGCCCCCTACCATGTGCGGGGATCCGTCAACCCGGGGTAACCCGGGAGACACGCCCACCGATCCCTAACCCGGTTGGGCGTGTCTAACGGATTCGTCCGGCCGTCCGGTTCCCGGTGGTCATCCCCCGGGGCCGGGCGGTATCGGTGGGGGCCGATTGGTCACCAAAGAAAACGGACAAGAAAACGGCCCCCGGTTACGCACCGGGGGCCGTTCCATGTTGCGGGCTAGCGGAAGTTAATCACCACGTCTTCGGGGCGGTAGGAGTGAGTCCCCCGCCTCCCACCGCGCAACCGAACCTCCGCTAGATCCGCAATGATGGCCCGTTTACGGGCGAGACTCCACCCCGGGTTCGCTTCGGTGCCGTCCCCGTACCAAGCCAACCGGGCCGCCTCGCCCATGGCCCCGTCCAGCACCCGAGAGGATTGGTCCACCTCCGCCGCTGCCAACCGGATGGCCGCATCACACGCGGTCATGTCGTCTTCCAACCGGGTGGTGGCCATGGCGTACGCCCGGGCGGACAACTCCCCGGAGGTGAACAGGTCCCCTAGGTCCCGGTATTCGTCTTCCATGCGGGCCCGGGCTTCGGTGAGGCGGGCCAGCTCCGCCGTAGCCTCATCGTTGACCAAGAGCCCATTGGCGTCATAGCGGGACAACCGCTCCACCATGGCTTCCTCCACCATGTTGTCCACAAGCTCCACCGGGCGGTGGACGTGGCGGCCCGTGGGGCAGCGGTACGCGGGAGCTATCCGCCGTTTGGTGGCCGGGGCCCCACGCACGGGCAGCCCGCATTCATCGCACACCATGAGCCCGGCCAGCAGATACACCCGGGCGTTGGATCCGGTGCCGTTGGTTCGCCGCTTCGGATCCGCCAGCATGGCCACCACGTGGTGGTGGGTCTCCACGGGGATGATTGCCTCCCATGCCCCCGGGTATTGGGTGCCCTTGTGGACCCGGATCCCCGCTAGGTGAGGGGCTTTCAACAGGTGGCGGAGGTTGGGCCCCGTCCACTTGGCCGTGGAGGTTTCGCCCCGGTCCCGAGCATCGGCAGCGGAGGCGGGCAACACCCCCTCTTCGGTGAGCCATTGGGCCAACCGGTAAAGAGACTCCCCCGCCAGAAACCGGGTCACAAGCTCCCGGACGTATCGGGCTTCGGACTCCCGGACGGTGGCGTTCCCGGGCTCGAAACCGAACCGCCTACGGCCCCCGTGGGGCCGGCCGGCTTCGGCCGCCGCTAGCTTGGCCCGCCGTTGCCTCATAGCCATTTTGGCCACCTCATATTCGGCCAACAGTCCGGCAAGTTTCATCCGGAAAATGTCGTCAGGGTTGTGGGGGTCCACCACCACCGGGGCCCCGGCGGTTTGGACGATGCGAGCCCCACCAACGCGGCACGCGTCCAACAACTCTTCTGCCGCTTCGGTGGTCCGGAAAGCCCGGTCAAAGAGCCACACCAACACGTGGGTGGCTTCACCCCGGCGGACCCGGGCCAACAGGTCCAGCCACCGTTCCCGCACCTTTGTGGCGTATTGGGACGCGCTCCTGTCGTCATCGGTGTAGTGGTCCTCTTCGGGGATGGGGACGCCCCACATGGTCATGGCCGCGTCGTTGTTGTCGATTCCTTGCCGGGCAATGTTGCGGACCACTTCCGCGTCCACCCCGTCCCGGTTGACCCGGAAACGAGAAATGCGCTCATACGCCAGCGGCCGAACGGCCCCCACCTCATGACGGGCGGGGGCCACGGCGGAACGGGCGAGAGTCGCGGCGGTCACGCGTAAAACGCTTTCGCATAGACACCCGGGGTTCCGTCGTGCCGTTCGGTGGTGGCGAAATCCACGACCGCGAACCCGTAGCGGGATCCGCACACCTTCCATTGACGGGCCACGAATCGGTATCCCGGGGACGCGTCCACGAGAGTGACCCGGCCCGAGCTGCCCACGATGGCCCGGACGCGCTCTTGGGTTTGCCCGTGGTGGACCCGGCCAAACTCCGCCCGGGTCATGCATGCGGTGTTGCCGGCCGCTTCCGCCGGGTGGGGCCACGCAAGTGCCCCGACGATGAGAACGGCGGCCGCGAGGACCGCCAAAACGATGGCTTTCATGATTCCCTAACTCTTTGGTGATGCGAGGGGGCCGGACGGTCCGGCCCCCGGGGTTGGTCAACGGCAGTCTTGGGGCTTGGCCATGACTTGATCCGAGGCCAGCGCAAACACGTGGCCAAGAGAACACCGGGCGTAGTCCGGTGAGGCAGCAAACGCGCGGCCCACGGCCGGGCGGCCACACGTGGGGCAGGGGGCGGGGTTTGACGTGGTGGGGGTGGTGCTCATGGGTGCCTCCCGGCGGGTATGGGGCCCGGTTGGCCCAACAAGAAAACCATACCACGTTAGAGAGTATGTGGACGAATCCACACACTCGGAAAGGCGGACCGGTCTAGTCGGGGGGCGAGGGCGGTTCCGGCGGGGAGAGGCGGCCGAGGCGCATAACCAACCGGTCCACCAACGGGTGGTCATGGCCCAACTCTGCCGCCACCACGGCCACTAGTTGGGCCCCCGTGTCCGCCACCCCTTGGGACCATCCCATTCGGTAGCCCGTGTCAAAGTCTCGGCCATCATCCGTGGGGGGCATGGCCCCACGCTAGTGGACCCCCGGCCCGGGCAACCTGTTGTCTAACGTTCCGAACCGGGGGCCCTACGGCGGTAACCATTCCGCGTAGGGGTTGGTGCCCTGCCATGTACGGCCGGCCAGCTCCACCGCGATAGCGTCGGCGGTCACCGTGTCCCCCACGACTGTGCACCGGGCCCGCCACGGCTCCAACTCCACCCGGGACAGTCCGGCCACGTTGTTGGCCGCCTCCACCGCCCGGGGCCGCCTCCCGGATCCGGGGCCGCCCATCACGTGGCCCTAGTGACTTTCTGCCAAAGTTCCCGGAGGACTTGTTGCCGGGCTTTGGTGGTGTCCTGTCCCGAGCCCGGTTGGGTCACCAACATGGCGTCTGACCACACCCGGTCAACCTCATCGGCCACGATGGCGCGCAACCGGTCCCAATCGTCTTCGTTCATTTCGTCCCCCTCCCAATCAATGGACGGTTGCGGATCCCGGACCACCCCGCATGACCAACCACCTGTTGCGGTGGCGTGCCGCTCGAAATGGAGGTGGGGTCCGGTGACGTTTCCTTCCGCCCCCACCTCCCCAATCTTGGCCCCGGCGGCCACGTCCCCCGGTGCAACCCGGAACCTCATGTGGGCGTAAAAGTCTCGGGTGCCATCGTCACAACGGACTTCCACTTGGTGGTTGCCGAACGCGCTCCCGTGGTTGCAATGGGCAAGGTAGCCCGGCCGGGCAGCTACTACCCGGGCCCCCACCGGGGCCGCGAAATCGGTGCCCGTGTGGATCCCGTTCCCGTTGGCGTCTTCATCGCACGACCAATACGGGCCACGACGGCCGTAGGGTGTATCCACCCCGGGATGGTCCGGGACCGGGATCACGGGGTCACTCTCCGGTGGCTACCCGGCCCGCCATGGACGATTCGTTGCCGTCCGGAGCTTCGGGGGTCTCTTCGGGTTCCGCTTCGGGCGCGGGCTCCGGTGCGGGCTCCGGGGCGGGTTCGGTGGTTTCCGGTTCGGTGGTTTCGGTGGTGGTTTCGGACCGGTGGGTGGCGCGTGTCATGGCGTGTTCCTCTCGTTAGGTGGTGTCGGGTACCAACGTGGCCCCGTAGACGGGCCACACGGATTGGACGGCGGCCAGAATGTCCGGGTCACCCGATGAGGTAGAGATACCCGGTTTGCCGGCCACTAACGGCACCAGAGGGTCAGCAAATCCCGGGCTACGGATTACCTGTTCCGCCAACAGATTGAATTCCGGCCGGGCGTCATCGATGAAAATAAGGGCCTGTTCGGTGGAGCATGCCCGGACCCGGGCCCGGAATTCCTCATCACCGGACGTGGCCGCTTGTTCGGCATAGGACATTTCGTTTCCCTTTCCCTTTTGCTCTTAGGCAATCCTGACCGTTTGCAACGCGGACCCAGCGCCAATGGTGCAGTTACCGCCCCCGGTGGCCAGCCCTTCCACGGTCACCGTGGGTGCCGCAATGCTGACCGTTCCAATGGCTACCCCGGTATGGGTGCCCCACACGCGGGTGGCCGATGGGGTGGACGTGATCGGTTCGCCCGAAACGATCAGCCAAGTGATACCGGCGGAAGTTATCCGCGACTTCACTAGAGCATTGGCCACGGCGGGCGTGTTGAATTTGGCAACCCATATCGTCAGGACCACGGCACCCACCGGGCATGCGGTCAACGTCCCGGAAATGAGACCTACGTAAGCGGCATTGGCGGTGAAGTCATTATCGGCGGGGTAGGGGGTGCCCCATGCCCGGGTGGCGGCCCCGGTGCCCTTCCCCAACACCTGTTCAATTTTCTCGGCGAGGGACTGAATCGCGTTATCGCCATCGGCCACCCGGTCAGTTCCTAGCGGGTACGGGAACGCGTAAAACGGGGTTTGGCTACCCATTAGGCCGCCTCCAATTCGGTTTCGGTGGACGCGGGAATAACCCAACCGTCCCATGTGGTGGTGGTGGGCACTTGGTCCCACCGGAGTGAGGCGGGAATATCCATCCACCGATCACTAGTGGTCGGGGCGATAGGCCCGAGACAGATAGCGGAATCCCATGTCAGGGCCGGTTGGATGGTGTTCCACGTCCACGTGGGGGGCAGGTCATCCCACCGGGGCGGGGGAGCGGTACGGCAGAAATCCGAGATAACGAGGGTTAGCTCATGGGTGCCCGCCTCTAGGTGTTCGGTCCACCCCTCCACCCATAGATAGGCGGAGGTGGGCGCGTTCCCGGCCACCGGTAGCCCGGTCAGATACAACAGGGAATGCATATCTAGCCCCAGCAACGTCCACGTTTCGGTGGGGTCCAGCCCGGCCACGTCCACCGGTAGGTCCGAGAAACCCCACGCGGGGGTGGCGTTCCGGGCCGTGAGGACATTCCCCAAAGTTTGGGCGGCCGGCAGGTCCACTAGTTGGGTGGCCCGGGTGTATTCGTACCGGCCGTATCGGGTTTGGGACGCGGCGGAGGTGGCCACGTACCGGGGTTGTTCGCCCCCTTCCGGGGCCACCCCGTAACCGATGCTTGCGAGGTTCACCAACCCATCGGTGTTCCGTTGCCACGTGGGGGTCACCAACAGGTCACACGCGTCCAGCGTGAGGGCCACGGCGATGCCCCGGCGGTGGGCCGCGTCCGCGTACAACACCTGTCCGTCCCGGGTTTCCCACAACACCCCCATGGCGTCTTCGGCCACCGCGTTGGCTAGCTCTAATGCCGCTTGGGCGTCCACGTCCCGGGCGAGGATTTGCACGGTCCCCGGGTCATTGACTACCGGGTCCGGGTTGATCCCGGCCGCGTTAAGGATCCGGGTCACCCGGGCCCCGTCCAGCTCTTGTGTCCACGGCACGTCACCCACGACACGGCGGCCCAAATCCGCCAGCGGCCCGGCCGCGTGGAGTTGGGCCACAAGCGAATTGGGGGTTTCCTCCCCCATGTCTTCCCACCCGTAAGCGATATCGGTAACCCGCCCCCAGAACCGTTGGGATTGCCCGGCCGGGACCGTGACATATACCCGGATCCCGGAGCCCACCTCTAGCCCGGCGGGCATGGGGGTCACGCCCGTATCCACCGAAATGTCCATGGTTAACGTGGAGGCTTCGGGTTGGCCCGAGCTACTTGGCCGGCCGTGACGAATGTCCGCCGCTTCCAACAGACAGGTGATGTCCACGGCCCCGGCGGTGGTGGTGGGGTCCGGATAGAGCATTACCCGGGGGGTGCCGATCATGTGGCGCTCAACCCCACGCGGCGGTTGTGGCCGGAAAGGATCCGGTTGATTTGGCGGGCCACCGCCTCCGGGTCCAACGCCCCGGTGACGTTGATAACCACGGCCCCGGGTGCGGCGGTGGCGCGGGCCCCCGGAACGCCCCCCACGCCCCGGGGGGCCGCATACCCGGCCACGGACGGCATGGCGGTGGCGGGTGCCGCCGCGCGGCCGGTGCCCGGAATGTGGGGGACGTGTACCTTAAGTTTGGACAGTTTGCTTAGCCAACCAATGAGGGTTTCCACCGCGCTACTCACCGCGCTAACGGCCGTTTTGGCGGCATCGAATGGGCCCGCGAAAGCGGCCGGGGGGACCACTTTCTTAATCCACCCGATCATGGTGTCAACGGCCCCGGACACGTCTGCCGCCGCATTCTTTGCCACGTTAAAGGGGGCCGCGAATGGGTTAGGCGGATCGATTTTCTTTATCCACCCGATCATGGTGGACACGGCCCCGGAGACCGCACTAACGGCCGCCTCCACCACGTCAAAGGGCTTGGACAGGAACGCGCCCAACCCGGACACGGCGGACTTTAGGGCCCCCACCATGGCATTCCACCCGGATTTGATAGCGTCGAATACCCGACTGGCGGCCGATTTGATTTGGTCCCAATGGGTGATAATCAGGGCCGCCGCGATGCCGATAGGTCCGGTGAGGATCCCGAGAATCAGGGGCCAATGCCCCTCTATCCATTTCAGGGCGGCAGCGGCGGCCGATTTGATTGCGTCCCACGTGGCCACCGCGATACCGCTTAGCGTGTCGAAATGCTTAACAATCAACACAATCACGATAATCAGGGCCGCCACGGCCGCGACAATGAGGAGAATCGGCCACAACATGGCCGCTTCGGCGATAGCGGCCACGGTCATGGCCACATTGGCCACCATGATGGCGGCAGCTAGGACACCGATAGCGATAGCGGCCGCCATGAAAATACGGGGATGCTTTTGGATGAATCCGGCCAGCGTGGCGGCCATCCCCGCCAACGCGGACATGGCCGGTAGGAGGGCCGCCCCGATTTCCTCCTGTGCCTCCCCCATGGCCACTTTCATCCGCTCCATTTTCCCGGCGGCCGTGTCGGCAGCGGCGGCAGCGGACCCCCCGGTTTGCTTGGCCAAATCGGCCATGATGGCGTTCATATCCCCGGACGCCAACGTGGCTTCGTCTAGGGATGGCACTAGCTTTTTAAGTGACGTGGTGGTCCCGCCGTAGCCTTTAGCAATTGCCTTAGACACGGTTTCCACGTCTGTACCGGTGGCGGCCGCCACGTCCAACGCCACGGCCAAATCCTTTTGGGCTTTGGTTACGTCCCCGGAGCCCCGGGCCAGCGTGGCCATAGCGGGGCGGAGCTGGTCATCGGCCACGCCCGTGGCCTTAGCCATTTTGTCTATATACGCTTCGGTGGCGTCAATTTGGTCTTGGGTGGCCCCGGTTGAATTCTTCAAGTTTTGGGCCAGCAATGCGGCAGCTTGGGCGTCGTCGGCGGCCGCGTTGCCGGCGGATATCGCGGCGGCCCCGAGCGCGACGAGAGCGGCAGCGGCCGGGACGGCGGCCGCTTTAACGGCCCCCTTAACCGACTTGAATTGCGACGCGTACTTTTTAAGGTTGGACGTGGAGTCTTCGGTTTCGGTGACTACGCGGACAACCAACTCAGCGGTGCTTGCCACGTCGTTTCACCTCTTTAGCGTTTCGCTCCAACACGTCTAACACGGTGGCCAGAATTTCGTCCGATTCGTCCCGCCAATGGCGGGGGGCGGTATTCGTGGCCACGGCGATTTCCACGATTAACCGGGATCGGGTCCCGGATCGATAGGGCGGCCGGTTTCCTCATTTTCGTCGGCCCGGGTATCGGTTACCGATAACACCGAAGCTTCCCATTGCTCATAGGTCACCGTGTTATCCACTACCCCGGCCCGCCGGGAAGCGGACCACGAAATAAACGTGAGCCACTTAAATGGGGCTTCCTCGAATTTGGGCCACTTGTGCCTAATCCGGGTGGACTCCCATGCGAGTAGGTCCCGGTTATCGGTTTGGATTTCCAATGGTTCGGTTCCGTTGTCCCGGATTACCCGGACGTGCGGAGCCACCAACCGCACTTCACCCATTGGCTTATGCCCCTTCCACTTGTCCTAGTTGTTGCTCAACTTCCGCTTGGTACGCGGCCACGATTTCCGCCGTGGCCGCCTCCAATGCGGGGCGGAGATACGGGGAGGCGGGAACCGTGACGGTCCCGTATTCCTGATATGGCCCGTAGGGGATATCGGTCCCCACCAACACTTCATTGGTGGCCACGTCCACCCGAATGGACCGGGAGAGGGCCCCCGTGTCCACCGGGGCTAGCGAGCCGGCCCGGATCCGTACCGCTTGGCCCGCTTTCTGTCCCGCCGTTGGCATTTCTTTAATGTCGTCCGCGAATTGGTTTAGGGACCGGTCCAGCTCTTCGGCCCCCTCCACTTCCGCGCGGAAGTCATTTTGGCTCATGCCACGTCGGATTCCTCCGCCATGCCCAACGGGGTGCCGTAGCTGTAGGTGGGCTTGCCGACAATCGAAAACTCGAAATCGCTTGTCATGGTTTCCCCGGTGGTGTCCCCGCCAAAGTCCAGCGGGTCCAGCGTGAGGGTCCCGGCGGCCGAAGTGCCCGCGTCCGTGTTGGGGGTAAAGGTGAAATCCATTACTTCCCCCGCATGGTCTTGGGAGAGCGCGAAAAACCCCGCCGTTTCCGCCACGTCCGTATCCATGTTCCCGGACAGGGAATAGGCATAGGTGACGGCACCGGGGCGGACGGTTCCGCAAAGTTTCGTGGTGGAGTCCCCCTCATCTTTGTCAGCCGAAATCACCGCGTTATTGACTAGGCACGACACGTCAATGGGCGTACCGGTTTCTCCGATTGTCAGTGTTCCGGGTCCGAGCGGCCACACGGGCGGTTCGGGAGGGTTAACGGTCATGGTTTCCTCTCATTCGGTGGTGAGGCGGAGCCGTAAACCGGGCATGGTTTGGAGGTCCGCGAAAGCGATAGATACGGGCTCCGCGTAGTTGACCCGGCCAATTCGTTGGAGCGCGAAAGCCACCACGTCCCGGAGCTGGTCCCCCTCATCCACGGTTGTGGGCGCGTAGTCCCCGGGCAGGGTCACCAACACGTCGAATTGATCCCGGGCCAATGTGCATAGCGGCCCGTCATAGGTGGTTTGGATCCACCGTGGCCACGCGGCCCCAGCGGTGGCTTGGTCGGGGGCCGCCGGGTAACCGGTGAGCCCGTTAACCGCGTCCAACGCGGCCACGATGGCGGAACGGGTGCCACCGGGCCGGGTGGCGGGATCCCGGGCAGCGGCCGGGTTGGCCAAGCTCATGCCAGCACCACCCGGCGGTAGGCGCGCTCATGCTCTTCCACCAACGCGTCCAATGCGGGGATCCGGGCGGGCCCGAATTCGGCCGCGTCCAAACCGACCATGCCTAGGGCCAGATTCCGGGCCGCGATTTCCCGCTGCACCCGGCGGAGCAACCCTTGCGCCAACGCGTCCGGGTAGTCCGCCGGATCCCACACACACCGGGCCCATTGGTCCGTGGAACACCCGTCCAACATGCGGCCCAAATCCTCATCGGAGAGGGCCGTTGTCGGAACCCGAACGTAGGCGCGGACGGTGGGAAGGTCCAACGTTGTCGGGGCGGGCTCCGGGATCGGTAGACCCGGTGTGGTGGTCACGGTTTACACCGGGGCCGGCACGGTGAACTTAGTAAACGCGGCCGGGAGGACATTGACGAAAGCCCCATATCCGGCATACCCCACAAGCTGACCCAACACGTCCGGTTCGCCAACTTGCATGAGCCCGTCCAAATCCTCATACCATTCCGCGTAGCGGGACGGGCCTTGAATCATGGTGGACGCGGGGAAGTTCTTGTCCACCACTAGGCGCATACCCACGGGGGCGGATCCGCCGCCGGGGTTGATTCCCGGGAATAGCGGGGACTCAGCGGTGGTGAGTCCACCCATGCGACCCCAAATGTCGGGGGAAACCCACACGGTGTCCGGGGCATTGCTCCCGGTGCCCATGGCGTTGGCGGCCGCCGTGAATACCGCCTCAAAGATTCCCGCCGCGTCCCACGTGGCAATCGGGGCGGTGTTGGTGACCCCCGCCGCGAAATCCTCGCACGCTTCGTTATCGGTGGCGTTGGCATAGACCGCCGCGAAATCCTCGAAAACGATTTGGAGGATTCCGGGGGAAGTCCACTTCACGTCTTGCCGCGAAATGTTGAGGTGGCCCGCGAACGTGTCCGCCGCTACCGGAATCTTGCCGATGGCCATTTTCTGGGACGCGGTTAGCGTCTTTTCTGCCGTTTGCTTGTCCACGGCCACGTGTTGGGTAATCACGGGCCGGTCAAAAGTCCCGGCCGGGAGCGGCCGCCGGACAATTGAATTGATAAACGGCCGGGCCGAATCAATGTCGTTCAGCAGTGCCCCCACCACGGGCCGGGGCACAATTCCCGGGTTATCGGCCAAGAGCTGGTGAGCGGTGGCGCGGTCGATTTTCTCCCGCGCGGCCGGGTCCCGGAGCATCCACGCCCGGTGAAGTGTCACCGCGTATTCACCCACGGTGGGGAATTCCCGGGCAATGTCGTATTCCGGTTCGGAGGCGGGGGCGGTGCGGGTTACGGCGGCCGCCGGCAGGGTTCGCCGAAGCTCGGCCACCTTTCCGTTACGGGACTCCAATTCGGTGTAGTGCTCAATAGCGGTTTGGAGTTCGGTGAGGCGGGAGCGGTCTCGGTCCACTTGGGTTTGCTCGGTTTCGTTTACGTCCCGGTTTTCGTCGGCGGCCCGGTTAATCAGGTCATCGATACCGGTCCGGATTTCGTCGTATTGGGCGTTTAGTCTGTCCAGATACGCACCCATGGTTTACCCCTTGGGGTTGGTCGGATAGGTCACGACCGGGTGGCGGTTCACACACATTCCGGGGTGGCCGCTCATGGGCGGGGTGGCCGGTAATGGGGACCGGGTGGCGGTTCTGTCTTCGGACGTTAAGCCCGGGGCCCTAGGCGGTCAATAGTGGTTGGTGGGAAACCCGTCCCCCCCCGGCGGTTTCACATGGCGGCCGGCGGGTTGCCGACGACGGGCCCACCGATACCCGACCACCACCCCGAGCACAAATGACCCGGTGCCACTACCTAGTAGAGCAATGACCAAATCCAGCCATGGCCGCCCCGTGGTGGTCACCGCTCACCACGGGATGGCTTCACCGAACGGGCGGTGGTCGGAGCTGGCGTCATCCTTTAGGAGTTTGGCTTTCGACGGTTTGCACGTGGCCATCGTGAAATCGATTAGGCGGTTTCCGTGGGTGCCCTTGTCGTTGGGGGGTTCCCGGTCCCCAGCCCACGTATTGAACATGGACGGAAAGTAATCGTTTACCCGTTGCATCCAATCGGAGGAATGTACGTCCACGTTCCAATCCCCGGTGAGCATTCCTAAATCGGGGTGGTCCCGCTTCCGGATTTGGTTCCAATAGTCACCCCACCCATTGACGGCCGATTTCCACGCGGCCGCTTGGGCGTTGTCGTAAAAGTGGTTTCCGTTTTGTACGTGGCTAGGCAGGTGGCATGCGGAGAGGAAGACGGTCCCCCCGTTTTTGTGTTCCAACAACGCGGTGGCACACCACGTTTCATGTTTCCGCCCCTGCCCATCGGTCCACACTTTATTGGTGAGCTTGTGGGGCTCTTTCCATACGGGCGAGAAATCCGCTTTACGCCACATGAGCCCCACATCCGATTGGGACGGAACCCACGCGGCCCAATTGTCCGGGTCCGCATCCTTTAGGACTTTCGTCCGGGAATCGGAGCCCACCTCCGTGAGTGTCAACACGGTGGCGTTGGGGTCCTCCGCCTCCACCGCGCGTTCCACTTGGTTGGCCAACGATTGGGCCGATTCCGAATAGAGCGATGAGGAATGAGCGTGGCGAATGGTGGTCACGGCCGGGCCGGCAGTCCGTCCAGCCACGAGCGGATCGAATCCAACCCGGGGGTGGGTGATGGCTCCTCCACGGTGATGTGTTCCCGGGCCACCAACACCCCGGCCCCCGCGTATTGGGGTTGGGCGGTGGCGGCCACATGGGAGAGCCCGCACAACTCCCGCCATGTCACCCGGTTGTCTGGCGGGCCATCGGTGCGGGACCGGTACACCCGGGCGGACACGCTCCATCCGGTGAGTTCGCCCGCCCGGGCCGCTTCCGCTTGGGGGTGGGTCCGGTCAATGCGGAACGTGGCCCGGAGCCCGGCCGGCTCTTCCCCAAGCCCCACGCACCTGCCTAGGAACCGGTCCCCATCGTCCCCGTGGTGGCCCAACATGAGGTTGACCCACCGCCCACCTTTGGCCACGTCCCGGCCGAAACACCCGGGCGCGAACCCTTCCCGGTAGTAGCTGGTTCCGTCATCGGTGACCCGGTGCGGGATCCCGTAGGGGACCGCTATCCCCTCCACGGTCCACCCGTCCCCGATGGGTTCCAATGCGGGGGCTTCCCGGTTAATCAGTAGTTCACTCATTGGCGGGCACCGCCTCACCGGTAGGGGCTTCGGTTACTTGGTCGGGGGTCAGCTCCGGTACGTCTTCGGGCGTGGAGTTGTCCTCATTGGTGGTTTCGACGGGGGGCCGCCCGATGGCCGCGCGGGCTTCGTTGATCGTGAGCACCTTTGCGTTGGTGTAGGTGGTCAACACGTTGGCGGTGGTGGATTGGTCCGCACGCATCCGGCCCGCGTAGTCCCACACCACGGAGGTGCCGCGCGGGGTGAGCCATTTGGTGAACCCGGCGGATAGCGGTTCCCCGTACCGGTCCACCGAATCCCGCACAAATTCGATGTCCGCCATTTCCACGTTTTGGTAGGTCATGGACGGCCCGGACAACCCGAGCTTGTAGGAGGGGATTCCGAGCATCATGGCCACGGCGGCCGCGTTCCATTGCCGCGACTCGACTAGTTGCGCGGTTTCCGCGTTGGAGACAACGGGGGTCAGCACATACCCGGCGGGCAACACCACGGGTTCCCGGGTGTTGGTCATTTCCCGCCACTTGGCTTTCAGGTCATCCGCTTGGGGTTGGGTGAGCACCACCGGGGATTGGAGGACCGCCGGGGGCAACGCCCCGCCAGCGAAATAGTCCGCGCTATGTTGCTCGGCCGCTACCGCCCCGCCCAACCATGGGCCGTATTGGTTGAGGACCCCCCGGCCCAAGATTTCCCCGGACCGGTTCCCGGCGGAGCAATGGAACAGGTCACCGGGGGATAGCTCCACGCCCCCGACCACCCATTGCCACCATGACGGGTCAACCGGGTCTTGCATGATCCACACGGCATCGGCGGGGATCGGGACCAGATACCCGGGCCGTAACGTCCGGTAATCCAACTCCCCGTAGAGCGCGAAATGGTTGCCGTAGAGGATCAAATCCTCTATCGCGGCCCACCGATAGTTCCACGGGGTGGACTCCGGATCCGGGTCCGTGAGGACCGCCGGTTGGTCCGGTAGTCGCACCGACACGCCCACGTCCGGGTCATAGCGGGCCGCGTGCCAATTGGTCCCGGCCACCGCGTTGGCCAAGAGCGCGACACCCCGCCCGAACGGGGGTAGTCCCATGGCCTCGGTTTCGGTGGCCGGATAGGGGCTTGTGGGGTACGGGTCCCCGGTCAGGAAAGCCCATTGGTTGGCCGACGAAACCCGGGCGGTGGTCCACCCCGCCAACCGCTTGGGCCGGTTGGGGGTGGGTCGGGCCGTTCGCACAGGGGTGGCCACGGGCTACGCACCCCCCCCGCCGGTACTTGTGTCCACCCGGACCCTGTTAGAGCCCCTGTCGGCACGTATGGCAGCCTCACGGCGGTTTTTGGCCGCTTCCCGAACCCGCCACCGCGCGGACTGCCCGTGCTCCGGACATGTGACGTTGCCTCGCATTAGGGCACCTCGCTAGTACACAAAGAATTCCAACGTTTCGGCCGCCGGTTCGGCCGCCGCTTGCACCGCCCACGCGGTGGCCCGGAGCAAATCCGAGCGGACCCCCTTGTGGGCCGGGGTGAGCCCGCCGTTAGAGGTGGGGACCAACCGGACCGAACCGACTTGGGCGGCCATGGCGTCATCCCCGGAATGACACAACCGCCCCGAGCGGACCAAGCTCCGGAGCAGCGGAAGCCCCGCATAGGTGTGGGCGGTCCCGCACCGCTCCACCTCCGGCCCCAACACTTCGGCCAGCTCCGGTTCCGGGAGACTCCCGCCGGCCCGGATCCGGCCACCCCGCCGGCCCCGGGTGAACGCGGCCCACGCGTATGCCTCCGCCCGGGTGGTGAACACGTCCCCCCACACCAACACCCGGCCGTCCGGGAGGTTCACGGCAGCGGCCGCCGCTGCCCCCAACCCGTAGTAGTCCTCCACCGCCACCGCCACCGGGCCATCCGGTACGGGCGCGTACAAGTCCGCCGCGTGGGCCCATTGGTCCGGGTCCACCAAAAGTTCCGCCCGGGCCGAAGCCACGATGCGGCGAACCGGCCACACGTTGAGGAATTGGGACCGGAAAGACTCCACCGGGTCCGCTTCGTCCGGGTCCACGCTTTGGCCGCCCGTGGCCCGGGCGTACTTGGCTTCCATGAGCCGTTCCCGAGCCGGCCCCCAATGCGGGGACGCCAACCGCCACGCGGCCCGGTCCCCCACCTCCGCGTCACGCGGTGCGGACCACTCCAAGAGCAGGGAGGTTCCGCCCGGTTCGGCCCACCGATCCAACAACGCGGCCCGGCGAACCGGGACCAACCCGGTACAGGACCGGTGGGCGGTGGAGAACATGACCAATTGGCCGTTGGAGGTTTCCGCCAACGTGGGTTCCAAACCCTCTTCCACGACGGCCGCCCCCAGCTTCCATGCCTCATCGGCCAACGCCAGCGTGGACGCGTAGCCATAGACCGATTGGTGGGCCCGGACCACCCACCGGTTGAGCCCGTCCGGGGTCCAAATCTCCTGTTGCCCGTTGGCTTCCCGGGTGGTGTAGCCAATCTCCCGGGACGCGATCCGGGCCCGCCGCTGCACCTCCGCGCACACTTGAATGTCCTTGCCGGTGTGCATCACCAATTGGGGTTCGCCGAACCGTGCCGCTTGATGCAACCGCCACCACGCAAGGACCACCAACAGAACCGACTTCCCCACCTGTCGGGCCGTGGACACCAACACGTCCACCCACACCAACGCCCCCGCCGCGTCATGCTCCAACAGGCGGAACACCGCCAACGCTTGCCACCACCGGAGCGTGAGCCCCAACGTGGCCGCCAGCTCCACCACCTCCGGGCCGAAACTCCCCACCGCGTCCGGGTGGGGTCCGCTCATGAGGCGCGGCCACGTGGCATCCGCCGGCACGGAGCGCAGATCCACCAACCACGGGCAGTCATCCCACACCGAATGTGACGGGCCGGGGGTCCCCACGGACGGTTCTGCGTCGTCAGGGTCAGCAGCGTACGTTTCGGGGCCGTTTTGGGTAGGAAAGTACGCGGC